TTTGTCACTACAGGGCCACCTTTGCCAGAATGTAACGTACCGGCTTTATATTCGCCCATGACCTTGCCAACCTTTTTAGCTCCAGTTGCTTTTTTCATATTAACTCCGTTACTGAAAATGTTGATGCCGTTACAGTTGCATCTTTAATGACAGCAATCTTTTCACCAGCATTTACCCTAATAATTTCAGAAAAGTTGTTAGGCATCATGGGTGAAGTTGTTACACTTGCTGTTGGATTTGTGCCAATTTGAAAATGGCAATGCCCTAAAGAGCAAGATAAACGAACCATCGTTGTGGATGCACCAAAAGCGGTTGATTGAACACTAGAGTTGGTGACAGAAAATACTTGGGTAGTACCCATAGAACCTACGCCAAAAGCCACTTGATTAGGGTCTAACTGAAATGTTGACATATCTTAATCCTTAGTTATAGGGCCGCCGCCCTTCCACGCATCACAAGTGCGAGCCGCTGCACAAGTAAACTGGAACAAATCGCAATAGCCTAAATCAGCCGCTGCTACAAATTCTTCGTCATACGACAATTCATCTTCGTTTTCGTCCTTCTCCAACCCGCCAACAATGCACTCCATCATCTTTGGCGTCTGAATAAACGCCGCACAATTGCCGCATCTCATACCTTTGACGGTATTGGTCGGCGCGTTGTACATCGTGGCTTTTCTTACCCAAAAAACTGTATTAGTCTCATCTGGGTTAGGTGGGCCATAACCATATTCTTTAAACGCATGATTACGGTTTTTGAGATTAACCGAAATGTCTTGCGTTGCAATCGGGCAACTTTTGCCAGTTAAAAGACCAGTTTTCATCTAAAAAGTATTCGATCTAGAAAAAACGCTGCAGCGCCACTTATGGCCGACGCAATAGCCATACCGACCCAAAAACCGCCTTTAGACTTGTTGGCCATAGCCAACAGCTTTTTGACGTCTTCGCGCAGTGCGCTAACTTCAACCTGAAGCACTTCAACTTGAGCCTCTAGCTTGCCAAATTCGCGCAAATCGATATCAGACATTATCTATCTTTCTCGGCCTCCCAGGCCGTTTTTGCGCCTCTGGTGGCTGCATAACTATTAAATGTTCGTCGTTATCGTCTAAAGTTTCAGACTCATCGATACGCACATAACCGGCATGGCCTTTCATGCTATCTATATCGTGTGGTTGGTTAAACGTAACCATTTGACCACTTTGAAGGCATCTAAATGTAGCCATAACAACCTTTAAAAAATCAGGGGCCGAAGCCCCTGAATCTTATGCTAATGAACGAACTACAACGATGCGCAATGTTGACGATGCTAAGTCAGCGGTAGAGCCTGACTCATTTTGGATGCGGAATTTAACAGTATTGGCTGCGCTAACGTAGCCAGTAACAGTCAAACCAACCAAATCCACGCCCAATGATGCGCCAATGACCATATCGCCCAAGGCAACGCCTGGAACGGTTACGTCATCAGTTTCGCCAGCGCCATCTACTAACGAGCCAGCGTCAAGTGTAGCTGTTACCAGCCACGTATCAGAAAACAGGCCACGGAATTGATCGTTGCCTGCGCGTACAGTTACTGCCGATGCTGTTGCCATAGTATTTCTCCTAATTAGGTTAAAAACCCCCACCCGAAGGTGGGGAGTTTAATTAGGCAGGTACGGCCAAGGCAAATGCCGAAGACGACAGGGCTGCGCCAACAGTTGCCGCAGTACGCATTGCTTTGACGCCATACAGAGTGTCAGCAGTGAACAAGGTACCGAGGTATTCTTGCTTGTACTGAGTCTGCGAGCGAACCGCAACTTGCTCAACCAAAACCATTGAATCCTTGTGGCCCATCAAGCAAATACGGTCTGTAGTGCTGTTACCAGCGCCAGTATCAGCGTTTGACGAAACAAACACAGGAATACCGTACAAATTTCCGATCTCGCCATTGCGGATTGCATTGCCATCACCAACGAATGCTTGCTCGGTGTAGCGAGCCAGACCCATCAATGTGTTACGGCTTGATGGAGGAATAACAAAGAAGCGGCCATCCATTGGGGTGTCATTGTCGTCCAACCTTTGGATTGTGCGACGGATAGCTGCATCAGTCAAAGCGGCTGCATTCGACGATGTCGAGTTGTATGCAGTTGTACCGTTTGATCCGATGAAGGCTTTAGTCGATGCTGCCGATGTTGCATAATCATCGGTGCCGATAGTAGCGCCATTGAATGCACGACCCAATTGAATCAAGTTGGTATCTACTTGACGCGCTAGTGCATAACCAGCATCGGCAGTGTAAAACTGACGCATTGAGTTCAGAGCTTGAATTTCAGCGATGTCCTCGATCAAACGGCTGTACTCATAGTGCTTGTCGATAGTCACTTGCACTTCAGTGTTGCTAGCAGCAATCAATGTCACTGCATCGGTTGCTACTTTTAATGATGCCGAACCGCGGGTTGGTGCTGGGATGTGGATCACATCGCCTTTTTTGCCACGGAAGTTCATCTTCATGACCAGATTGGCCAGGACGAGGTTCTTCTTGTAGGACGCAACAATCTCATCACTCCAAATCTCTGGAACGAAGGTACCGGCGCTCGATACGGTTACGCTATTGGTTGGGGAAAATGCTGTATTTGCCATTTTATTACTCCTAGATCAAAAGTTTTATTTAACCCTGCCCTCTTGATACGCCGCCATAATCTCATCAGACAATGCGTCATATCGGGCTGGATCGTTCATTTTTAGCCGAATTAGGTCAGCACGTCGGTAAACTCTTTTTGAACTCTCACCGCTTCCACCACTATCAACTTGCACAGATTTCATTGTCTGCTGGCGAGCCGTTGATGCTTGTTGGTTCGCTTGCTTAGTCTGAATACCACGCAACTCTTTATAGGTGGACAGCAATTCGTTAGCCGAATCAAAATCAAACTCTGCATCAGCGCGCTTGAATAAATCCAAGCGGATATTTGACGATTTAACCCAATTAACGAACCCATCATCTCGAACGACTTGCTCGAAATCAGGGTGTGCTTGAGCTAACTTTTGCTGAGTCTGTAGCGCTCTCAACTCCATCGCAGCCTTGCGAGCTTCAATGATGTCAGGGTGCCTATCAATCGTATTACGAACTGCCTTTTGTGGGTCTTCATAGAAGTCCACTTCCGGCTCTTCCTCTGCAATAGGTTGCTGCCTAGAATTGAGGTTTTGCTTAATCAGTTCATCAGCCAGTTTCCGCACTTCGCCGACTTCTTGCGCTTGGCGTCCTATGACTTTTTCCGCTTCTTGGTGCATCTTCATAACGTCTTCAAGAGACTTATTCCGATACCTTTCAGGAAGGTCTGGTTTGTCATTACCAATCGTAGACTCTAGCTTGGCTTCTTCTGTCTCTAACTCAGAAGGCAACTCATTTTCTGGATCAACTAACATATTAGGTTTCCTTTTCCTGCCATCTTTTGGTTCCCAGGATAATAATAAACAGGCCAGAATCTGGTTATCTGTTCGCTTTTTGCTCCGCAGCGAGTTTTTCTCGATGCCTACGGTCAAATTGGGCTGCGGCGGTCGGGAATGACCCCGACCAACCCTCCAATAAAAACGCTGGAGCGGATATTACACGGTGGGCGTTACCACCGCATTCGCATTGAACTTGAACCAGCTCATAACTAGTCAACTTTTCAATACGATGCCCATTTTCACAGGCAAATTCATACATTCGGCGCATTTAAATCCTCATAAGCATCTGAGCTGACTTGTCGCAAGTTTTTCAGCCATAGCAAGATAGAAAGCTCGCCCTTCTTGAATTGTAAACTTTTTTCGTCTTCAACAGCAGAAAGATTATTCAATGCGTTTACCATTTCGTCAATATCTTCTATCAAATCAAGCCACCCTTGAGTGGCCATCATTGAGAATCTATCTTCGTAATACTTTTGCAGCTCAGGATTCATTCAAGACCCATGCTGTTGTGGTTTCGTTCCATGAGTACATCTTGCCATCAGTAGGAGCAGATACAGGAGCTTGCCAAACAACATTTGAATCTAATATCCAACTTGGATATGGCTGCGGAGGGACAAACGCATCTATATCTGCACGATATGTATAACCAATTCCAGCATAGTTACCACGATAAGGAGTTCCACCATTAGAGTGAACATTACCTACTGTGTTATAGCTAGTACGTTTGCATACCTGACCACGAAAGTCACCATACCAAACTTCCCAATCAATACCATCCTCATTCTCATTTTTGCCAGAGATGACTTCCGTAACAATATTGTTTTCATCAAGAAATGCGTAATGTGCCATATTAATCACCAATTAATTGAGCCTGTACCAGCGGTAAATGTATAAATTGTATTTCCTCCTGATGTGGTTTTTGTATAAGTTAAGCCACCACCAATAGAAACTAAATCTGTATTTGTGGACGGGTAAGAAATAATAACTATGCCGCTACCGCCAGCACCGCCGCCACCGGCTACGCCACTACCGCCGCCGCCGCCGCCTGTGTTCACCGTAGCGGCAGAACCAACCGCACCAGAACCACCAGCGCCACCACCACCAGCTCCGCCAGAACCTCCAGTAGTACAGCCGGCGCCACCACCGCCAGCGTAAGTTGTTGAGCTTCCAGAGATGCTTGAGGTAGTGCCTGCCCCACCGTTGCCACCAACTGAAGCTGTAGAGCCTCCACTATTAGAACCATTACCACCAGCAGCAGAAGCACCGCCGCCGCCGCCGCCGCCAGTATCATTACCGCTTGTTCTTTGCGGAGTATTACCGCCTGCATTTCCTTGTCCAGATGTACCAGCCCCTCCTGTAAATGGACCTGTACTATCATTGTCAGCACCAGAACCACCACCAGAACCACCGCTATTACCATTTGTTCTTAAAATACCACCAGTACCACCACCATTAGACGTTATAGTGCTAAATACAGAATTTGAACCATTTGCATTACCAGCACCACCTGCGCCAACAGTAACTGTATATGAAGTTCCTGCAACGACAGATAGTGTTGATTCTCTATAACCACCAGCACCACCGCCGCCGCCAGCAGTATTTGCCCCACCTGCGCCACCAGCAACAACTAAATAACTAACTGACGTTGGAGTTGAAGGTCCACTAACCAACGCTTGCATAATCTTTGAGAAAGCAAACATTATTAAATCCTTATGGTGTGTAACCTTGAGCGATAGAGCCGTACCAGTTAGTACCGTCAGCCACAAACGTCAGAATGTCCATCTTGCCAGCCGTAGCCGTAATAGTCGGAGCACCAGCAGTACCAAACTTCACACCAGTAAATGTAGCAGTACCGTTACCAGTTGACGCAGCTTGCTTTAACAATAGGATGAATGACTTACCAGCAGTCGCAGTAGGCATAGTGAACGTACAAGCTGTGGACGCTGTGAGAGTAGCTGTTTGGACTGTGCCGTTAGTTAAAGAAATAGTATTTGAGCTTGTGACTGTACCAATAGCTACCACGCCTTCGGTGTAATTATTTACCGTAGGGTTGGTCAACGTCTTATTGGTCATCGTCTCCGTGCTGCTTGGCGATGTATAGTCCGTGCCAGCGGTAGCATTTGCTAATGCTCCACCGCTATTGGCTTTCAATAATGCTGTACCAGAGGGTGGTTCTAGATAGTCCGTGCCAGCCGTAGCGGCTGACGCTACGCCTGATGTAGCCTTAACCAAACCAGTTAACGATGCGCGTTTGATTAGTTTTCCGGTCGTGCTATTAAACAGCGCCAGCTCAGAATCGACCGACGATGCTGGGCCAACTACGTCGCCAGAGCCGGTAGAGGCAAAGGACAAAACGCCAGAGCCATCCGTAACTAGCGCTTGGTTGGCCGTACCATCTGCGATAGGAAGCGCAAGCGTCAGGTTACTGTTAGTGTTGCCAGATTGCAGAGTGGTGGTTCCTGTTCCACTCGCATTTCCTTGAATTTTTAAATTACTCATGTTGATTCCTTAATTAAGAACTAACCATTTTTGACCAGTACCCACCGTTACCGCTATCCCAGTATTTACAGTAACAGGGCCAACTGATAGGCCGTTTTTGGCCGATGATATAGTGTAATTTGATGCTATTACTTGTTCGTTTTCTACTATTGTGGATGAACCACCACCACCTGATGCCGCAATTGTAATAGCTCCTGCGGCATTTGTGATCGTTATGTTCGTGCCAGCCGTTAGCGTTGCTTTGGTTAGCGTGTTGCCGGTCGTGTTACCGATTAACAGTTGGCCATCGGTAAAGCTAGTTTGACCTGTACCGCCATTAACTACTGGCAAAGTACCTGTCACACCGGTGGACAAAGGCAAACCGGTCGCATTAGTTAATGTGCCGCTGCTTGGTGTACCTAAAGCGCCGCCTGGCGCAACAAAATCAGTGCCAGCTGTTGCGGCGCTTGCTACACCAGACGTTGATTTAACAAGACCGGTTAGCGTTGCACGTTTAATTAGTTTGCCAGTAGTGCTATTAAACAGTACAAGTTCAGAATCAACTGAAGAGGCTGGGCCAACCACATCACCTGAACCAGCGGGGGTACTCCATAACGCATCGGTGCCGTCGGTACTTAAGAACTTCCCTGCGTTACCTGTTTGGTCTGGCAAACTTGTGCCACTACCACCACCGGCACCGCTTGCGCCTTGGTTGATGATGATTTTTAGACGGTCAGTAATGTCTGGCGGTAGTATTTCACCCGCATTGATCTCACGACCATTCGATAGGGTGATGACTAGGCTGTTATCGAAGTCCAAACGTATATCAGCAATGGATATACCGTCAGCACCGTCCAAACCATTGATACCATCCACACCATCGCGGCCATCACGGCCAGCTAGACCGTCTTTTCCATTCTTACCGTCACGACCGTTAACCCCATCACGGCCATCAATACCGTCGCGACCATCCTGAATGCTGGCAATGCGCGACTCGAGCATCGAATAAACGCTGTCGTACTTGCCTTCTAGGTCGCCCTTCATCTTCTGAAGCGCTTGAATGACCGCTTGGGCGTTCTCGGCTGCTTTTTTCTTCTGCATTGCCCTAGCTTCGGACACCGTATTGTTTACAGAGTCAAAAAGGCTGTCGGGAACCTGATCCACATTAAATAGTTTGTCAATATCCATTATTGCATTCCCTTTTGCAGTTCATCAAGGAAGTCATTTTCAGCATCGACAACATTATCCTTGGCTTTTGACATTTGCAGTTCGACAATCTTTGACTTGTTCTTAATATCCGCTTCTTTCAGCATCAATTCAGCGACCTTGACACGTTTGTCAAATTCTTTGGACGCCATATCGGCCTGATTAGGCAGGTTAGCCGTCAATCCTTGCTGAATCTTGGCTTGAACTTCCAAGGGTTTTAGCTTGGTGTCGATCATTATCTTGGTTGCTTCAGCGCGATTCTGCTCGGCTTGAGTCGTATTGACCGCAATCTGAGCTTGAGCTGCTTGCAAGGCCAACTGTTCTTGAACCAACTGCTTTTCTTGTGCCGCTGGATCAACTTGACCCATAGAATCCAAGCGAGCCATCAGTTCAGCACGGTTAGAAAGCGAGCTATTTGCGACAATTCCCTTAAGAATGATAGGCAAAACAGGCGTATCAGGGCCAAGAGTCTGCAACAAACTGATAAATTGAGCCTGTTCGTACTCACGCGCAATAATGCCCAAGGTAGCTGTCGGAATGAATACCATATCGACCGATGGATAGCGCTCTGGATCAAATTGCATAAAGCGATACGCTGCTTTATTGATGAACGGAATCAAAAAGTCTTCTTGGAAGTTCACTAACGTGCGCTTGTATTTCTTGATGATCGAGGCCACAGCCATCGACATACCAGTACCCGCTGCGTCACGCCCAACCGCTGACACCATGCCGTTAGAATCTAACGTGCCGGTCGCTTGCAAGAGCATTTGCTGGAATTTCTCAGCTGTTGTGATGCTTGAGCCGTCTGTCTGGCCAAACTTGAACGGATACAAAATCTCATTCGGGTTGCCGTTGGTGTAAATTGCTTTGCCTGGCATGATTGTCAGCTTCGCACCGCGTGGCAAGCGGGTGGCATCCACCGCCATCATAGGCGAGGCTGTTAATGCTAATGAGTCCAAGTGAGTGCGCACTTGCGCATCAATGGACTTCTGCATGTTGTAGGCTTTTTCGATCGTCCCACGGCCAGGCAATCTATTTGGCACCGTATCAGCCTGATAGGTCAGTACAGGACGATCCTTCATCATGTACGGACTCTCTTCAGCCTTCAATAATAGGCCGTCGTTAGCGATAACAATGATCGCTTCGACCATATCTTGATAGTCTTCAGCCGCTGAATCATCGGGGAACAGCTCAACGATGTCTTCGTCTTCAATCTTTTGCAGGTACTCGCGGGGGACTAAGCCGTAGTAAGTTAGCAGTAAGACTTTTTCATCTTGATACTGACTAACTTCTTGGGTCGGCTCTAAATCCGTATCTTCGTAGGTCGGGGTGATGTTGACTTTGCGGTAGATACCACGCTCGATACCACGCACCACCTTGTGAATCGATACGTACTTCTCAATGGCCACACCCATGCAATCCTCAACGGTCGTGCCGTTTGGATCCCATAGGAAATTCTTAGGATTGACAGGCATCGGCTTGACCGATACGCGCATCTTCTCAACGGTTCCGATGGCGGCTTGCGATTCGCCAGGCATTGGCATGGTTGCTGGAACTAATTCCTTCTCCATCGATGTGACAATCTCGGCGATACCCGTGCCGTAAATCTCAGCCAACAGAACCACTTGGTCAACGTGCTTGCGCAACTTGTCACGCTTAAAGTCTTCCATCATTTGGAGCTTTAAGAACTCGACATCCATTGGGTCGCCATTGACATCTTGAATATCGTCTTTGATGTCAAAGAATTCGCCCGAACCAAAGATCGCCTCGATAATCTCGGCGTGTCTGGTTTCTACGGCTTGTTGGGTGGCGGGGGTTACAATGCGTGAGCGCTCTGACTCTCTTGTCTTATCTTCCGACGCCCATTGGCCACGGAAGATGCGCTCATACTCTTCCCAATCGGGTAGGAAGTTAATATCGCGATACGTTCTCCACCGATCGCAGTGGTCAACCACGAAACTGACTAGTTCTTTGTCATTCTCTGTGGGTTGATCGAATTCGTTTTGATCCAT